GAGCTGGCGGACTGCTCGAGATGGCCTGGCACCTGTACCAGTGGGGTGATTCCGTGGAGGTGCTGGAACCCGAGGAACTGCGGGCGACCCACGAGCGGAGCAAGATCAGTTGGCTAGCGCGGCCATAGTCGCCGACGACATGGATGGCTATCCTGCCATGTTCCCGAACACATCCGATGTTTGGGAGCCAGTCGTCAACATCCGACCACGTATTTCTGTGCAGAAGATGCGCCATGTATCCTCGTCCATTTAGCCAAAATTGTGCACACGCAAGATATGCGCAAAATCTGATTCGTTTTTACGAATGTGGCGAACTCACCGCGCAGGCACCCCAAACATCTCCCGCTGGCGATCCCATTCGACGGGCATGTCGTCCATCAGGTCGGCAAGTTGCAGCGTGCGCGGCTGGTGGCCGTCGAGGATGGCCGCGACGATGTCAGGGGCCAGCAGGGTCAGGCGGAAGATACGTGACAGGTAGGACGGGTTAATCTTTTCCGCCTCGGCCAGTTCGTTCAGCGAGCGCACTTGACCGGATTCCAGCATGCGCTTCCAGCGGTGGGCGCGGGCGAGCGCCTTCAGCAAGGTGTCGTCGGGGGTGGCGCGGGACCGCACCGGCACGCCGTCGCCATCGGGCACGATCACCAGCTTGCGGCCACCGTGGCGGCGCAGGGTCAGCGGCACGCGGATGGTCAGGGTGTCGATCTGGATGTCGGCGGTCATGCCGCGCTCCTTTCGGCGGACTGGGCGGTGATGTCGGCGATGACGCTGGACAGTCCCTCGGCGCGCAGGCGGATTTCGGCGCCGTCGGGGGCGATGCGGACCTGCTCGACCAGAAGTTGGAGAATGCGGGCCTGCTCGGCGGGGAACAATTCGTCCCACACCGCCTCGAAGCGGTCGAGGGCGGCGTGCAGATCGGCCGGCGCCATGGTTGGCGCGAACCGCTCGGCCCGCGCCCGAATCTCGGGGGCGCGCAGCAGGGCGCGGACCTGTCCGACCACGGCCGCCTCGATCTCCCCGGCGGCGACGCTGCGCACCGGGCAGGACTCGTGGCCGGCGTTGATCGCCTTCATGCAGGTGTAGTAGCGGTAGAGCCGTCCCTTCTTGCGGGTGTGGGGCGGCGTCATCGCCCGGCCGCAATGGGCGCAGGTCACCAGCCCCTTCAGCGGCGCCGGGGTGGTGGCGCGGGTGGCGGCGGCGCGTTTGCGCGGCGCATTGTCGATCTTGACCGCTTGCACTTTGTCCCAGACGCCGCGGTCGATGATGGCCGGGTGCTCGCCGGCATGGGCCTCGCCCTTGTGGACCGCCTCCCCGAGATAGACCCGGTTGTCGAGCAGTTTGTAGAGGAAGTTCTTGGTGAGGGGTACGCCCTCGCGGACCTTGCCGTCCTGGGTGGTCCAGGACTTGGTGCGGTGGCCGGCGGCGTTCAGTTCCTTCACCAGCAGGGTGGCGGAGCCCACTTTGAGGAAGCGCTCGAAGATGTGACGGACCAAATCGGCTTCCGGCGCGTTGACCACCAGCTTGCGGGCGACCACGTCGTAGCCCAAGGGCGGCACGCCCCCCATCCACATGCCCTTGCGGCGCGAGGCGGCGAACTTGTCGCGGATGCGCTCGCCGATTACCTCGCGCTCGAACTGGGCGAAGCTGAGCAGGATGTTCAGGGTGAGGCGCCCCATCGAGGTGGTGGTGTTGAACGACTGGGTCACCGAGACGAAGGTGACGGCGTTGCGGTCGAACACTTCGACCAGCTTGGCGAAATCCATCAGCGAGCGCGACAGGCGGTCGATCTTGTAGACCACCACCACATCGACCAGCCCGGACTCGATGTCGGCCAGCAGACGCTTCAGCGCCGGGCGTTCGAGGTTGCCGCCGGAGAAACCGCCATCGTCGTAGTGATCCGGCACCGGCAGCCAGCCTTCGGCCTTCTGGCTGGCGACATAGGCCTCGCAGGATTCGCGCTGGGCGTCGAGGCTGTTGAATTCCATCTCCAGTCCCTCTTCCGAGGACTTGCGGGTGTAGATGGCGCAGCGGACCTTCTTGACCGGCGTGGCGGGTTTCATCGGCCACCCTCCAGCTTGCCGTGCTTGCGCAGGCCGAAGAACAGCGGCCCATTCCAGCGGGTGCCGGTGATGGCGCGGGCCACCGCCGACAGGCTCTGGTACCGGCGGCCCTGCCATTCGAAGCCTTCGGCCAGCGCCGTCACCTCCTGCAGCACGCCTTGCCATTCTCGGATCAGCTTGGTGCCGACGATGGGGGCGGTCATGTCCTTAGGTCTAGGCTTCTTCTTGCCGTCCAATTCGTCGGCCAGATCGTCGAGCCGGCGCTCAGCCTGGGGCGACAATCCGCCGAAGGCCAATTCCTGAAGCCGATAGGCCAGGCGCTTGACCAGGAAGGTGCGGTTGTAGGGCGGCGGCTCGGTGCCGGTCAGTTCCCGCCACATGGCCTTCAGCTTATCGGTGGGCATGGCGGGTAGCGCGGCCACCTGGGTGAGGATCGCGGTCGTCATCGGCGGGAGTTCCTCCGTTTGTTCTCCATGCCATACACGCTCCGCTCGGCGGTGAAGTCGACGGAACTGTCTCCCCGCTCAGCGGATAAACGACTGGACTTCCGCGCCATCATGCGCATGGCGCCGGCCGCCAGGATTTCGGCGACCTCGTCGAGGCGTTCGGCGGCGGTCATGCGATCGGGGGATAGTGCATTGGGGCCGGACATGCTGTTCCGCTGATCCATTGGCGTTAATGGTCAACTACCCAGGGAAGCCCGGTTCCGTCCCAACCATCGCTTTTGACTCGACTCCGCAGCCCGTTTTCACTTAAGAACCTATTGTGAACATCGGTCGGGCGTAGAGGAGCGTCGAATGGCCAAGGATCTGAAAAAGTTCGTCAATCCGCGCTTCACTAAAACCGTCGATCTTGGCCTTCTGCGCCGGCTGTTCGAGCGCCAACCTCCTGATCGGCGCGACTTCGATGTCGCAATCTTCGATGGTGAAGCTGCTGCCGTTCGTCAGGCGCTGCTCGAATTCTTCGCCGGGCCTGAGAATGGGTTTTCCCAGGGGTTGGTGGCCGACCTGCACCGGATCGCCGAACTCGGCAACGAGAATGGCATGCGGATGCTGCTGGAGCAGGCGCCGCGCTACGGCGTGGCCATCGATCAGCCCGTCGATGCGGCCGGGCAGCCGATTCGGCTCGATCCAAAGCATATCGCCCTGCTGATGTTCCTCGATCACCGTGAGGCGTTCGACGCGGCCTCCGATCTGCTGGCACTCGAGGCCCAGGCGACGCTGACCGAATTCGCCGGCGCGGAGGAAGGCATCGACCCCCGGCTTGAGGATCAGACCAAGGAAATGTTCAAGCGGGCCGCTGGCGAGATGTTCGCCCGCGAACTCCAGAGCGACTATTGTCGCGTCGGCTGGTACGAGGATGACGACGAGGTCAACATTGTTGTCACCTATGGGGCGCCGGTCACCATCACGCCGGTGATCGACGGCGGCGAGGAACGCGTCATCAGCTTTCAAGCGGCCGGCCATGCGGTCCTGGCCTATGCGCCGACAACGGGACGGCTGAAGATCGGTGGCATCGTGAAGGCCCGGCGCGCCGAACTCGCAGCCATCTTCGCCGCCACCATGTTGGGGGACCCCGATTTCTTTGCCGGTGCCGACAGCCGCAACCTCTACACCCTGGCGGCGGTCGAACGCACCGGATTGGGGTTCACGGTGGACCACGCCTTCGATCCCGGCATTGTGCGCGTGCAGATCGTCGAGGTGCAGGCCGACCGGATCGCCACCGATCTCCGCACCGACGATGTAAAGGTAGTGTGGTCGCTGATCGCGCGCGACAGCCGTGGCAACGCGCTGGCGAGACTGGCGGAGATGACGCGCGGCCTTGTTTTCGGCCCCGAAAACTTCCGCCTCGGCCACATGATCCTGCGGGTGCATTTCGCTTCTGGCCGCCCCCAGCCGACCAAGGTCACCATCAAGATCAAACCGCCCGATACGGCCGCTTTCAAACGGCTGATGTTTGAGGGCCGTATCATGGACCTGCTCCGCCGCAACGGATTCTGTCATGACCGAGACGCTGCCGAGGCTACTGCTGCGGCTGAGTGAAGCCGAACACCCGGTTCTTTGGGGCCGGGCGGCGGCGCCCCATTTCGGCCGGGAATTCGACCGCATGCTGGCGCAGCGTGTCCTGATCGAAGAGGCTCCCGCCGAGACCTGGTGCCTCTGCAGCGACTGCGAATGCAGCCTCGACGCACGACCGATCCAGCGCATCAATGGCGGCCTGGTCGCGGTCTGCCCGCTTGATCATCAGGCTGATGCACATTTGACCGACACAGATATCCGGAGCTTTCGCATCGATCCTGCCATCCTGGTGCGGTTGATCGCTGCCGCCAGCGGACTGGATCCGGCCCCCGAGCAAATTCTTCCCGGCCTTTGGCGACTGGGGACGACAGCGGGCAGCCAAACCGTATTCGTCGTGCTGTCCATCGCCGCTTCCGTCCAGCCGGGGCTCATGGGCATGCTGACGAAATCGGCTCGATGCGCTGCAATTACCCTGCTGGTACCGACGCGCGTGCCCGAGACGACGCGCCGACAACTGGAAGATGCCGGCCTTCACGTCGTGGCGCTGCTCGACGCACTTGGCGAAGATCCTGGCGCACCATTCGCCCTAAATCCCCCAAAGTTGGCTCAGACCATTGCCCCGAAGATGCGGCTGATCAAGGCGCAATTCGCCGTCTCGCTGTTCGGGATAGATGGCACATTATCCAAGCGACCGTTCGATCTGCTTTGGATTCTGGCCGAGGCCGGTGGGGCTGTGGTCGAACGCCGAACCATTGAGACTCGTTTATGGAGCCAGCCTGTCGTCAAGACCGCCGTCAACGATGCCATACGTGACCTGCGGGAGGGATTGGCGACGATTGATGCGCGCGGCGAAAGCGTGATCGAAACCAGGACAGGACAAGGCTATCGCCTTGCCCTTGTCCCAGCCGAAATTGTTCTCGTGCAATCGTAGAAAAATGCTGAACAAATCATCAGACAGTATCTAAGAGGGGCACCATGGAGCCTGAAGACAATCCTGAGCTTTTCCGTATTATGATTGGCGTCACCGCGCCGCACAAAGCGATTATTTGTGGGGTGAAATATGACATCCGTACGGCGGATAAGGTATTTGATTTGCCGATAATGGCGCATGACCTTTCGGATATTACGTGGGAATTGACAAGTCTATACCGGACGCGCGGCGGGGCGTTTTTCTTGGCAGGCTGGGGCCTAGAATGGAGCCGGTGGGCATGCGAAGCTGGTGGGGACATTTATCCCGGAAGCGGCATAAAACCAATTTCCGACGAACAGGTACGCACTTTATTCGAAGAGTGTAAGCAGATCGATCTTTACGAAAAATATTTCGGAGAAGTTCGGGAGGCTGGGGCTCTATCAGAATCACCCCATCAATCTACTGAGCCAAATCTGCGATTGGATCGGGCGCGGCTCGGCGTAACCCTGTTCGGGGCTGATGGCACACTGTCCAAGCAACCTTTCGACCTGCTCTGGATTCTGGCCGAAGCCGGCGGGGCTATCGTCGAACACCGGACCATCCTGGCGCGCCTGTGGAGCCAGCCGCGCACCAAAGCAGCCGTCAACGATGCAATCCGCGATCTGCGAGAGGGGCTAGCAGCGATCAATCCGCGTAGCGAGGACATCATCGACAACAAGACGGGTCAAGGGTATCGCCTTGTCCTCGATCTGAGCGAGATCGCCCTTTTGTAATTTTCGCCCACAACACGCCCATAACACGCCCACCCCTGTGGGCAAAAGACTTCGGCAGCCTGAGGTCATCGCAACCGATGACCAAGGCTTCCCCCGATGTCCCCTTCGCTCTCCCCTTCCGATATTCAGATTCTGCAGCACGAGGCCGATGTCGCCGCGCGACGCTTGCGGCGCCAGCTTCGGCTGCCCCATGACGATCTCGACGACCTCCGCCAGGATCTGCTGCTCGACGTGATCGCCCGCCTCCGGTCGTTCGATCCGGATCGCGGCTCGCTGGGCGCCTTCGCTGGCACCGTCATGGTGCATCGGGCGGCGCGCATCGCATCCAGGGTCAAACGCGAGCGTCTGCTGTATGGCGTTTCCCTCGACGAGCCCGTGGCCGGTGCCAATGGCGCCAGTCGGGGTGATCTCGTCACCGAGGGCGAGGGACTTGCCGCCTTGCACGGGCAGTCCTCGGACGCCTACGCCGAGGTCGAGTGCCGCATCGACGTCGAGCGCGGTCTCGGCGGCCTCGGCCCCGACGACGGCGCCCTCTGCGCCGCCCTTTCCCACACCACCATCGACCAACTCGCCGCCGCCGGCCGGGGCGCCCGCAGCAGCCTCTACCGCCGGGTCAAGGAAATCCGGTTCGCCCTGCTGGCCAGTGGCCTCCAGGCCGCGTGAGACGATTTCGCCCCCTGCCGAGTAGGAGCAATTCATGACCAACGACAGCACCAACCATCTCGCACCCTTGCGGCGCCTCACCGAGACCGATCTGTGCGGCTGGCTCGGCCGGGCCGCCCCCGGCGAGATGCTCGAATATCACCGCGGCTTCCTGGCGCTCGACTCCGTGGCGCAGACCCACCGGCTGCCCGAGCGGCAGCGCCTCGACCTGATCCGCGTCGCGCGCCGAGCCATCTGGGCGGCCGAGCACGGCTTTGCCCACCCGGTCCAGCGCCGGCACGGTACCGACGACTACAGCTACCTGTTGATCGCCCGTCCGCGCCCCAAGGGCACCTCGGCTTCCCTGTCGGTGCTGCTGGGCGCGGAAGCCGCCTGACCGCCGATCCGACCATCCCCGCCTTCCGCCATCGAAGAGGTACCAAGATGACCGTGTCCCGCAAGCTCGAATCCCTGCGCAAGCGCCATTACGCCCTCGAAGCGCTGCCCGCCGTCGTGCGCGTCTCCGACGCCGAAATGGCGGTCGAGGACGCCACCCTGGACGACATCGCCTTCGCCATGCTGGGGGTCGAGGCCGAGTACAACGCGGTCGGCGACCGCTACCACGCGCTTCGCAAGCTCTATGCCCTGGCCCGCCAGGCCGGCGCGGTCGGCGCCGACCGGATCGTCGATGCGGTGGCGACCACCAAGGAAGGTGCGTGATGGGCTTGCGCATCGTCACCGCCGATCAGCGCCTCGCCGAGGCCCAGGGCAAGACCACCATCGCCTTGTTCGGCCCCAGCGGTAGCGGCAAGACCAGCCAGTTGCGGACCCTGCCGCCCGAGGAAACTCTGTGCCTCGATCTGGAAGCGGGGCTGAAATCGGTCCAGGCGTGGCCCGGCGACAGCATCGCCATCCGCACCTTTCCCGACGCGCTCGACATCGCCTGCCTGATCGGCGGCGTCGATCCGTCGGTGCCGGCGGACGGCTTCTTCTCCGAAGCCCACCACCAGCATCTGCTGGCCAGCTACCCCGACCTCGCCCGCGGCATCGCGACCAAGCGGGTCATCTTCATGGATTCCATCACCGACCTGACGCGGCAAGCGATGGCCTGGGCCAAGACCCGCCCCGAGGCGCTGAGCGAAAAGACCGGCAAACCCGACACCAGGGGGGCCTACGGCCTGCTCGCCCGCGAGGTGATCGCGCTGCTGAAGCACCTGCAGCACGCCCCCGGCCGCACGGTGATCTTCGTCGGCATCCTGGAGAAGGTCACCGACGACTTCAATCGTGTCACCTGGCAGCCGCAGATGGAAGGCGGCAAGGCGGCGCGCGAATTGCCCGGCATCGTCGATCAGGTGCTGACGCTGTCGCTGTTCGACCGCGACGGCGAGGGCTGGCGCCACGCCCCCGACACCGGTGGAGAACGCCGCTTCGTCTGCCGCGCCGGCAATCCCTTCGGCCTGCCGGCCAAGGACCGCTCGGGCCGCCTTGATGTGACCGAGGCCCCCGACCTCGGCGCCCTGCTTGCCAAGATCAACAGCACAAGAGGCGAGGAGCGGTGAAACCGCGACCGGGACCCCAACATCCGACTGGAGACACCACTATGTACGACCTGAATGATGCCGAGCCGCTGCGCGGCGGCGAGATCATCCCCGACGGCACCTTCGCCAAGGTGACCATGACCATCCGCCCCGGTGGTGTCGATGGCCCGTTCGAGACCGATAGAGGGCTGTTGAAGCCCTCGGGCTCGGCCGAGAGCGACGTGCTGTCGCTCGATTGCGAATTCACCGTGGTGGACGGCCCCCACGCGCGGCGCAAGTTCTGGCACCTCTTCACGGTGTCGGGCGGCAAGGTCGACGAGAAGGGCGCCTCGGTCGGCTGGAACATCTCCAAGCGCATGTTCCGCGGCATGATCGACAGCGCCCTCGGCCTCGACCCCGCCGACATGAGCGACGCCGCCAAGGCCAAGCGGCAGCTCCGCGGTCTGGCCGATCTCGGCGGCATTTCCTTCGTCGCCAAGATCATGGTCGAGGCCAGCGACCGCTACGCCGACAAGAACCGCCTGGAGCGGCCGGTGCTGCCCAACGAAAAGGAATGGCCGCTGGTGATGGATGGCAAGGACGTGCCGCCCAGCCCCAGCCCGCGCAAGAAGGACAACAAGCCCGCCCAGGCGCCGGCCGCCGGCCAGCCGAGTTGGCAGCAATCGGCCAACGCTCCGGCCCCGGCGTCGGCTGCCGCATCCAACGTCGCCGCCCCGGCATGGCGTCAGTCCGCGGCACCCGCTGGAGCCCCGGCCGCCGCTCCTCCCGCCCAACCGGCTGGCCCGGCCTGGCTCAACGGCTGACACCCCCGTCATGACCGACGACGAGTGGCAGGCCCATGTGACGCGCGAAGCGGCGAAGGCGATCGGCGAATGGCTCGAAGGAAGAGGACGGCTGCACCAGCCCATAAGGTGCCTGACCCTGCCCGACCTGGAGGCCATGGCAACCAACGCCATCAGCCGCTTCGTGGTCCTGGCCTCGCAGCGGATCAGGGCCGAGCCGGACAAGCACCCGGACCTGACCCTGCTCTTGCTGGGGTGACGATCTGCGCGGTGTGCGGCCGGGAAGGACGCGGTTTCGGCTATGTCCACCGGCTTCGCCACGACCTCCACCCCCATTACCGCTTCTGCTCGATGCGCTGCCTCGCTGCTGGCGCCGAGATCGCGAGAAGGATGAACGGCATGATCGACAAGACCGCCCGCGAAACCCAGGCCATCAAGGACGCCCGCACCCTCTTCGCCGAGGCGCTGACGGCGCTGGGCCTGATGGAGCCTTTCTATCACCGCACTGCCGAGGACATCGACAGGCTGATCGAGGCCGCCGTCACCGGCTACGTCGACAGCATGCAGCGCCAAGCCGGAATCAAGGAGCGCACCGGCACCGCCTTCGATGACCCGATCCCGTTCTGAGGCCGCCATGATCGACCTCAATCACGGCTCGGGCGCGGTGTATGGCGGAACCAGCGTCGGCAGCGTCGCCGAGCGGGTCAACCTGATGCTCGACGATGCCCTGCTGGCCGAACGCCGCGCCCAGACCCCCCGTACCTATCTCGGTGCCAGCCGCATCGGCGAACCCTGTGCCCGCCGGCTGGCCTTCGAGATCACCGCTACCCCGCCCGACGCGGATCGGGGTTTCGACGGGCGCGCACTCCGCATCTTCGACGCCGGCCATGTGTTCGAGACGCTGTCGATCCGCTGGTTGCGCGCTGCCGGCTTCGATCTGCGCACCGAGCGCCGCGATGGCGGGCAATTCGGGTTCGCGGTGGCCGGGGGCCGCATTCGCGGTCACATCGACGGCGTCATCGTCGCCGGGCCGGATGTCGGCCTGCCATGGCCGGCGCTGTGGGAGCACAAGGCCCTCAACGCCCGCTCCTGGGAGGATCTGGTCAAGACGGGACTGAAGGAGTCCAAGCCGCTCTATTGGGCGCAGGTCCAGATCTACATGGCCTACCTGGATGTGCCGATGACGCTGTTCTCGGCCCTCAA